GGCTGTTAAAAGACGAAGCCCCACCATCACCGCCAATATTGGCAGAACCCGCACCGCCAGCACCCACCGTAACGGAAAATCCTGTGCCTTTTGCAACCCCGGCAGATTGCGTTCTATATCCACCAGCACCACCACCACCGGCTCCAAACCAAGCGCCTCCGCCACCACCACCGGCAACAACCAAGTACTCAACATTCAGGGCGTTCGACTTGCCGTACAAGGAACTCATGCTCCACGTTGTACCGCTGCCACCGACACCTGCAAGGGTTCGGACGTTGGTTTGGTTCATCGAAATGGTCGCGGTCAGGCTCAGGCCAAGTTCTTGCGCAACACTGACCGGGCTTGATGTGCCCCCCATATTCAAGGGGCCGCTTGCTGGCATTGTCATGATTAACCTTTCGACTCAAGGGCGGCTAACCGGGCTTCAAGCGCGACAACGCGCTGGGCCAATTTTACAGCGGCGACCAGCGCAGCGTTACCGTATGCGACAGACAAGCGGCCATCTTCGCCTTCCATCACAGAGTGCGGCAGAAGCTCTTGCAGTGACTGGGCCGAAACACCATCCTGAGTGAGTTCAGCATCCGTGCGGTCAAATGTGCCATGCTTAACTTTTGCAAGACGTTCAATAAAATCAGGACCGTAGCCGCGCCAGTTTGTCTTAACTCGCTCATCAGAGTATGCCGTGACGTTTCCAGTCGCCGTAACAAAGCCAGATACGTTCAGGCCAGCAGCGCCGCTAAAATTAAAACTTGTACCGTCGTAATACAAATAAACACTACCGCCGTTGGTGACGAAGTAGTAAACACCCGTTGTGCCGTTTGATCTACGTGCAACAATGTCTCCAGCGCTGTTGACGCCCGACCCACCGGGAAACGATACAGTAGAACTGAACGCGCCGGTTGTTGCAGATACCGTGCCGCCAGATTGGTTTGTGGCAGTGGTGGCTGTTGTAGCGGATGTTGCACTGGTGGCTGTCGAAGCATTCCCGCTCAGAGTCGCAGTGATCGTGCCTGCACTGAAGTTGCCAGAGGCATCTCGCGCCACGACCTTGCTGGCGGTGTTGGCCGAGGTGGCATCCACCGCAAATGTGCGGGCAGCAGCGCCGTTGTATGTCCCGGCACTTGTCAGGTACGTTCCAGCCGTCAGAGCATTAGCAACAGACCCAGCAGAACCTGTAGTATTCTGGTTCAACGTAGGCACATCAGCGGCCTGAATAGCCGACATAACAACGTTAGTACCATCACCGCGCAGATATTGACCAGATGTGACAGCTTGTGCCACACGGTTCATTTCAGCTTGTGCTGTTGTATTACCAGTGCCACCATTAGCAACGGGAAGAGTACCTGTAACACCCGTAGTCAAACTGACATTGGTGATTGTGTTGTTACTACCATTGATTGTTTTGTTGGTCAGCGTTTCAACACCCACCAAAGTGACAAAACCAGCAGAGGTCAATGTTGCCTGCGACCAAGCACTACCTGTCCACAAAAACAATTCATTGCTCGTAGTATTCCAATACAAAGCACCAGTCAACAGCGCGTTACCATCATTGTCCAGTGTAGGCGCTGAAGCCTTCGCACCAAGATAACGATCATCAAAGCTGTCATAGCTTGCAGCAGCAGCGGCTGCACTAGCACTGGCTGCATTAGCAGAGTTACCTGCATTGGTTTCAGATGTAGAAGCGTTGCTGGCTGAAATAGCTGCAGCAGCAGCAGAGGCAGAGGCAGCGGTAGCGCTACCCAAGATACCATCAACATACACTTTGGTTGTTGCATCAGTATCAACAGTAGGTGTGCCCAATCCTGTGATTTTGTTAGCGCCCATTGCGATGGCACCAGACATTGTGCCACCAGTCAGATTGAGCTTCAGAGCATCAGCAGTGTCAACATATGTCTTTGTTGCTGCGTCAGTACCAGCAGACGGTGCAGCCAATCCAGTGATCGAATTAGCACCCATCGCAATAGCACCGGACATAGTGCCACCTGACAAACTGAGCTTCAACGCATCAGCAGTGTCAACGTAGGTCTTTGTTGCTGCGTCAGCACTCGACGTAGGAGCACCCAAGTTCGTAATCTTGTTGCCACCCATTGCCAACGCACCCGTCATGGTGTCGCCAGCTTTGCTAACCTTTGTAGCAATCTCGTTCGTCACTGTGGTGGCAAAGTTGGGATCATCACCCAACGCTGCAGCCAACTCATTCAATGTGTCGAGAGCACCGGGAGCGCTATCGAGCAGGTTAGAGATGGAAGTGTCAACATAACCTTTAGTGGCTGCATCACCTGTGGCAGTAGGCGTAGCCAATCCTGTCACTTTGTTGCCACCCATCGCCAAGTTACCTGACATGGTGTCGCCAGCTTTAGCAACCTTCAACGCATCAGCAGTGTCAACATACCCTTTAGTGGCTGCATCACCTGCATTGGTTGGTGCTGTGAGGTTGATGATGGTGGCAGTGGTGCCAGCATTCATGTTCAAGTTGCCGTTGATGACAACATCATTGAACGAGGAAGAACCGCTAGAGGCTGTGACATTACCTGTCAAGTCACCTGTGACATTACCAACAACAGCACCAGTGTGTGTACCAGTAGTGTTACCAGTGACAGCACCAGTCAAGCCGCCTACAAAACCTGTAGTAGCTGTGATGGTTGTACCAGTGATTGCTTGCGCAGAAGCACCACCAATAACAGCACCGTCAATCGTACCAGCGTTGATGTCAGCAGAAGCAATGACAGCAGCAGTATTCACTGTCAGGTTAGTAACTGTCGCAGCAGCAGGTGTTGTTGCACCAACAACAGTGTTGTCAATGGTGCCTGCATTGATGTCAGCAGTATCAGCAATCAAGCTATCAATGTTTGCTGTGCCATCAATGTACAGGTCTTTGAACTCCAATGAACTAGTACCGAGGTCAATGTCGTTGTCTGTTACAGGAACGATGGCACCATCTTGAACGCGCACTTGCTCAGTAGATGTGCCGCTGACTTCAACAAACACACCAACACGGTTGTTCACAGTGTCAACAGCTACTTTGTTCTTCGCATCAGCATCACCAATCAAAGGGACGTAATGACCCTCTGCTGCTGTACCATCATGCTTGTGTCCTGCCGTTTGCTCAAAAGCATCACGCAGTGCATTCAACTCGTTGTTGATTGGAGCAGCACGTACAACAGCCGTTGGTACGATGTCTGCTGAAGATTGTCTTACATAACCTGTCATGATATTCCTTATCGTCTATCATTCACGGAGTAGTTCAATACCAACCCCTGAATAGTGTGACTAGCATTTGTATCGTTTGTCACATATTTAAAAGCTATAGAAAAACCAGAGCCTGAAATATTTGTCTTCTCTACTGGTGACGGGTTGCCATCATAAATAGCAGCAGCATCGTATACAGCTTCGTTGTAATAAGCAGCAGCACCTGTTGTTGTCAACATATAGTTGGCTGGGTTAAACACGTTCTGGCTGTCTTCAAAATCATATGCAACACCTAACGAAATAGTTGAGGCACCTTCACCACGCAAGAATGTTGTGATGTTGTAAAAGTTCTTACGGATTGTAGGATCTTGAAAGTAGTAATAGGGGGTTTGGTAGATAGACAAAATGGGGTCACCATCAAAGGATGTTCCTGTTTCTTGTTTATACACTTTACCTGTAGCATCCCCGTGAATCACAATCTCATCAGCACCTATATAACCACTCGACACAGACGTTGCAGGAAAACCAAACAACTGTCCAAACTCGTAACTGAAACCACCATCGCGTTGACGCAATCCACCGATCAAACCAAACGTACCCTCAGTGGGTATGAACAACCTAAACTGTGACTTCTTACGAATGACAACAGAACTAACAAGTTCTGGGTCAAGGTCTTCAGCAACAATCTCCTGAAGGATGGCATTGATGGTAAACTGAATCTGCTTAGAGATTGTCTCCAACTCAACGTCACCGATTTTGTTTGTACCCGCCACTGGTCTGAAACCGTCTGGTCCCAAGAACAACAGATTTCCCCCAAGTTCTACCACACTATCAGAGGCTACACAGCCCAAGTTGGTAGTAACTTCACTGACTATAAAATCAGCAATGTTGGTGCCCTGCAAAGCCTTGATAGCATTCTTACCAAAGATGTACAACGTATCACGGAACGGTTTAATCTGTACAATCTCAAACCCTACGTTAATAACACCTGCACCATTGGCTGGGTTGAAATCTGTCTCAGCGAGTGGTGCAGAGAAGTACAGGTTAAACGGTTCAGAAGCCTGTCCCGCCAAGAACATGTGATTCTTAAATGACGATGCAAACTTTGGAGCCGTTGGAGCATTAGCATGTGTCACCTGTGTGTAGGTTGTACCATCATATGTTGCGGCAGGATTGATACCGTCTGTCAGAAACAGCTTGTTAGCAACCCAGTTGTAACGAAGCATCCTCACCTTCTTCACTCCCACCATAGTGACAGTGCCGGGAGTTGTTACAGCAACCCAAGCTGAGGTAGCGTTATTCCATCGGAAGAAGTAAGCAGTACCAGCCGAAGGTTTACGGCAAGCAAAGATGGCATCGTTAACACCTTCAGCAACAGCAACACCTAACACATTTCCTGTGCCAGTCACAGTACCATATGTGTTGGAATATCCGCTCACACGACGATACCCACCAGTAGTGGATGGTTCGTAATTGATGAGCTGTGTAGCCGAGCCGGGTTCTAGTTCACCTTGCGACAACACATCACGGTTGGTGTTCATACCACCAATCGATGTCACTTTGAAACCTAAGATGCGATCTGCCATTATTTCACTCGCTGTGGAACGCTAGAAGGCACGATCATTGTCGAACGCATGGACAACGGTTCATCCATCAACAAGCGGCGCATACTCTTAATACCCTGCTCAAATCTATCACGGTGAATATTAGCACTTTGTTCGTTAGAACGGTAGAGCATCATGTAAGTCATACCACCATCAATGATGACGTTGTCAAAACGAGTAGGGACAATACACACATCTGTGCTATTGACCATGTCGTCGGGAAACGTCCAGTACTTATATTCGATGACATAAGCTTGATCAGCAGGTGGTGTGACACCAAATTTACTATCCTGTGTCTGATATATGGCTTCGGGAACACCGTAACCACCAGCACCAGACATATCATCTTTAGGGCGATACTGATCCAAGTATTGCGTGTAAGGCATTACAGACAGACGCTTAGGTTCGTTGTTGGCGGAAGATAGTTGACGCAGGTAAAACGATTCCCAATCAACGCTAGAAAAGCTAGAAGGGAAACTATAAACGGACGTACCGTCTGTGGCGAGTGTCTGAGTTCCAGTGACTAAAGCGAAAGGCCATTCTTGTGCAGAATGCATCAACTCTTTAACAGATGAATTGATTGCCTGCTTAGCTAAAGCTTGAACGTTTCGAGCACCGTCGAATTCTGTGGAGTCCATATTGACTTCACCCATTCGTCGCAGCAATTCATTTGTTAAGGAGATGTATGTGGACATATTTTATAAGCAAGAAAGGGGTGAGCCTTTGACGACCCACCCCATAGATAACTTAGCTATTAAGCCAGTTGGTCGCGGTCAACTTCGGTAGTAGCAGGACGACCATCAACGCTCACCAGCACAGCCCACACACGCAGCGAACCAGAGGTAGGAGCGGTAGTAGCAGTGGCGATCAGCAAGTCGATGGTGTCAGCAGTGCCGATCACGACAGGTTGGAAAGCAGCAGCGTTCTGAGCGTAAGCGCCAGCAGCAGCAGCGTCACCGTCGAAGCCGTCAACGAACACGTCAGCGTCAACACCAGTCACGCCCAAGTCGTAAGTGGTGTCGTTGGACTCACCACCAGCAACGGTGATAACTTCAAAGCCAGCGTTCAAGATGACGGTGTTGGCGGGAACAGAGATGCACTCAATCACGTCAGCAGCAGCCAAGGCAGAACCTTTGGCGGTAGCAGCAGCAGCGAAGTCGATGACCTTGTCAACGACATAAGGCACAGGAGCAGCGGTGCGACCAGCGGAAGCGCCACCAGCGAGGGTAGTAACAGTAGCCATTTTAAATTTCCTTTATTGAGAGATGTGTATGTAGAAACGGGGAAGCCTTTTGAGCCTCCCCTGATTCATCAGGCAACGTTGTACAGGCCAGTAACAATAGCCTCTGGACGCAAGATCTTACGACCATACAGGTGCATACCACGCACGATGTCAGCAAAGCTGTCAGGATCGCGGTAAGTCTCGGTCTTGTTGATCTGCTGAGCAGTTGCCACAGCAGCGTCTTGACCAGCAACGATCACACCAAAGTTGGTGGACTGAGCAGAAGCACCAGCAGTGCCGGGACCAGTACCAATCTTAGGAGTGTTGTTGGACACATACACACGGAAGCCGTGCAGGTTGTTGATGACCAGACCGTTTTGCAGACCGGAACCACCGAAGTCGCCATTCAACAAACGGCTGTCTTCGTCTTTCAACATTTCGATGAACACTGGGTCAACGACCAACCAACGACCTTGGGTGTCAACGAACTGCTGATCCAACAAACGACCCATACGTGCAATCACCATCAAAGGCGAAACAGTGGTAGTGGGCAGTGCGCTTGCACCGGGCAGACGAGGAGCCAAAGGAATAGAATCACCAACGCTACCAGCGGTGGTCAGGTTACCGAAGCTAGGACGGCTCAGCTTCATGGTTGCCAACAGTTCGTCAGCACCAGCGGTTGCAACAGCTTTAGTACCGGGGATAGTGGTACGAGCAGTGTCAGGATTGCCATGCAGAGCAGACTGTGTGTAACCGGACAGATAGCCCAGCACGTCTTGGTCATACTGGTCACGCAGGCGATAAGCAGCGCGGTCAGTAGCCATTTGCATGAAGTTCACATGCGAGTGAGCAGCTTCGATGTCATCGATCTTGAATGCGAAATAGTTCGACTGATCAACAACCAAAGTGAAGTCTTCGTCGTCCAGATCCTGAGCAGTGATTTGAGTACCACGCTTGTAGGATTGCACAGACACTTCTGGCTCTTTGATGATTTTCACGCTGTCGCCCATCTGAGCGATTTCACCGAAGTAGTCATTGTTGGTGATGTCTTCAACAACAGACGACTTACGGAATGCGAGTTGTACTTTTTTGGAATAGATTACGGCACTGAAGTTACCGTTGGGAAATTGGCCGTAGCCGGGAGCTGAAGGAAAAGCCATTTTTAAATCTCCTATAGATATATTGGCATATAGTTAAATACACTCAACACAACTACAGAGGCTGACTTTACTAGGTACATTATTCTTCCGAAGTGCCCAACGGAAAATAACGGGCTAATAAAACATCAGGTGTATCTGACAGTTTATTGTTTTGTGTTACAAGTAGACTCAACAAGACAAACAGATCTTCTGTATACTCTTGCTTCATCTTATTGATAGCAGCACAGACAAGTTGAATGTTTCCAACAACATAGCCCACATCGCTATCGATTCTGTCGAGACTTACGGTATTAAACTGGTTGGCTGTTGCAAGCAGCGGCAGCTTTGTATAAGCGCATCGACCTTTTTGCTTCTCCCAAATAACACTCAGGTCACTTGGTGTCAGCGAAAATTCTTTAGTTCTAAGCTTTGCTTTAGTGCAGAGGTTTTTCAGTCTTGACTGAACACTTCTCTCATGCAAAGGAACATAACCTATCTTATTTCTAGCAACTGCTTTCTTAGTGCAGTCCTTACAGTCATTGTGTTTATTATAAAACTCAACCAATAACTTAACCTCACCGCACACGCGACAAGTCTTAACATCATTCATAACAATCCCCGATTAGACAAAGGACTAGACAGTGAATCGGCACTGTCAGGGGAGCTACCCTTTTCGTCCTGTTAAAAGTTATACCAGACTATTTCAGCCCGTGTCAACTATTATCGTGCTCCAGCACTCAAATCGTACACAAACTTACCAGACTGCATAGCCTTCATGATAGCTTCTTCATTAGCTTCATACTGCTTACTAGACATCTTAGCCACCTGAGACTCGTACATTACACCTTCGGTGTCGTTGCTGGTTGGTGCAGATCGTTCACTACGGGCACGAACACTCTGTGCTGCAGAAGTATCTTCCTTCTTCGACTTCGCTTTAGCAATGTTGCGATCAGCCTTATAAAGATCAATGGCACGAGCAGCAGAACGAGCATCTGTATCATTCTCATATAGGGCTTGTTGCACCCAAGCTGGTTGCTCGTCTGCCCAGTTGTGGAAGTCATCAGTGTCTCGGATGGTGTCAAAATCAGGATGAATCTTCATCAATTCAAGCTCAGCCTTCTCACGTGCTGTCAGCTTCTCTTGTTCGTCCAGTGCAGCAAAGCGCTGTTCAATCGAAGCAGTTTGCTCTTTAGCTTTCTTGATGGCGATTGTCTCTACAATCTTTGCCACGTCTGGATAGGTTGCTGCCCACTTAGCCAAGTCGTCTTCGTTTGTTGGCAGCTTAATTTGTTTCTCGGTAGACTGAGTTAGCTGTGTACGCAGTTCGTCAATTTGCTTTTGCAGAGCAAGCTGTTGTTGCTGTGAATGGCGACGAAGATCACCATAGCGCTTCTTAAAGCTTTTCTCTTCTGCTGACAAGTTGCTGTCGTCTTCTGCACTCTCTTCAGACGGAGCAGGTTTCTCAACATTCTTCTCTGTGAGTTGCTTTAGCTCTTCTTCTTCACGTTCAATGCGCTCACGGTTGGTATTGCGTTTACCGAACGAAGCAAGCGCTGTCGCCTGCGGTTTTTGTTCCAAGACTACTTCAGTCATATTTACCTTTTAAGTTGGGGCTGCACTGTAGGAGACAACATGTCTCGGAGTCAGGTAGCCAATGATGGTGGGTATTGTTTAGTACCAGTCTGCCCACCACAGACTCTGGTATTCATATTGTACGCTATTAATTCTGACGGGTTACAAAACTTGTGGACTTACCTGTCTTTTTATCTTTACGCTTAGAAACAAAACCACCTTTAGCAAAACCAATACCGTCTGGTCCAACACCACTCACACCACCACTAACACCACCTTCACCGCCTGTCGCGGCAGTACCAAGACCACCACCTTCAGCATCGGCTGCATCAGCAGCAGCAGCGTTAGCAGCGTCAGCAGCGGCGTTGGCTGCAGCATCTGCATCAAGGCCAGAAACTACAGCGTCTGCAGCAGCCTGTGATGCTGCAGCAACAGCAGCAGGGCCATGACCAGCAGCAGTAGCAGCAGAGGCAGCGGAAGAGGCTGCACTAGCAGCAGCACCACCTGTACCACCTGCACCGGGTGTTGCTGCAGCAGTAGTTACACCTTCATTGTTTGCAGGATTACTTGTGTCAGCTATAGCTACGTTTACGTTCATTGCTTCCTGCTCTGCTATAAAGTTCTGTTGAGCAATAGCTGATTTACCAATGTTGGAAGCAAGTCCGACAGGTACACCGAACGCAAGACCAAGCAATCCACCTACTACAGATCCAACAGTAGGACTAACAGTATTTGCTATAGCCCCATCAGGTGTCATTGAAATATTTGAACCCGTAGTACCACCACCAACATCGCCACCATCTCCACCGCCACCACCACCGCCCGTTGGTTCGGAAGGTGTAGTTGTGGTTGATTCAGGTTTCGTTGTGGGTGTTTGAACACCAGAACTCTTCACTTTATAACCAGTAGGGATGGACAACTGAGCTACACCATTAATGAAAGGAATATAAATAGTTTGACCAGCATCGTTGGTCATTGGCACCATCTCAAAACCTTTAATGGGTGCATCACGATAAAGCTGTTCGTTGGTTTGACCGCCTACATAACCACCTGCAGCATAACCACGATCTTCACCACCACTGTCTTCTGACATAATGGAATCAATTTCAGACGAGAATGTATCATCGTCCATTTCGTTTTCACCACCACCAAACAAAGCTTCGCCGTCTTCTACTTCTTCAGCATTACCCATCTGACCAATTTCATTCATGCGTTGTAGGCCAGCTTTGGCTTTATCACGCAGCTTCATCAATGTCTGCAGACCAATAAAGCGAACTACATCAGCGGGGAAAACAAACTCACCTTCACTGAGCTTAGCATCAATGTCATCCCTGACTTCTTCTTGCATAGCACCGGGTGGTACTTCGTTACCAGAAACTGGATCGACTGTGCCGCCCTCTTGCATAACACCGCCTTCAGCGAACAGCTTGTTCATTTCAGTTTGCATGATTAATCTCGTCCTTCAAATACTTTAGCTGACGCAATGCAGCAATGGCACCTTGTGCCTTAAACACTTCGCTCAATTCTGTAGCTTGTTCCAACTTACGCTGATGCTGTTCAATGTCGTAGTCGAGCTTCTCAATAAACGCATCCCACATATGAGGACTGTTGAGCATACCCTTCAGTTTAGGTAGGAAAGCTTTGCTCATTTATTAAGCACCCATCGGTGGTTGAGGAGCAGCGCTAAAGCCTTGCTCACCCGGTACAGGAGCAGCACCGACACCAATGTTGCCAGCGCCACCACCAGTCATGTCAGCCACACCAGCACCCGGTACAGGTGGAGCACCCGGTGGCATAGCACCGCCAGCAGGTGCAGCAGGTGGTGCCATCAACGCAGCCTGACGTGCAGCCTCTTCCATGTTGTTAGTAACTTTGTCTTGATCAAGATCCATCGCCTTAGCAATCTCACGGATGATGTAAGGCATCTTAGCAAACGGCATCAACGCAGGGTTGCTAACAATCTGCAAGAACTGCATCAGTCGCTGTGAGCGCACTTCAGTAGCCATCAAGCTTTCAGTGCCACGAGCATTGACTTCCAAGTCACCCTTAATCTCTGGGTCGAAATCAAACTGCATGTTGAAGCTGAAGAAGGCTTTACCGAGTGGTGCCAACAGGTAATCATCAACGTTCTTAATTACTGTCTTGATGGAACCACCAGCAGCGTTCATCAACATAGAGATGCCAGATGCTGTACGACCAACACCACTCACACCAGTTTGACCGTGAGCAAACGATGGCATACCTGTGGATTCGTCAGCAAGCTGTCGAGCTTTGTCGAACAACTGCAGGTTCTCTTGCGATACGTTAGGAAACTTAGTACCGAACAAGCTTTGACCGGGAGCACCGCCTTGACGACGAAACACTTTACCGGGATAGACCGACATGTCTTGACCGGGAACAAGGTTGGTTTCATCAACTTCAAAGACGAGGTTGCCTGACAATACAGCGTTGTCCACAGCCATACGCATGAAGCCGTTCATCAACGTCTGTGTGTCGTCCATGTTCTCTGCAATACCAACACCAGCCAAGCTGTATGGATTGAGTTCGTATGGAACAGCGTAGTATGGAATCTTTGCAGGCTTGAAAGGATTCAACACCAAGCGAATAATCTTACCGTTGCAATACCAGATGTTGGCTTGCAATTCATCACCGTCTTTGAAATTATCGGGGATGGTTACATCGTTCTCTTCCAACAATTCAATATCAACGTTACCCCAATATTCCAACACTTCAAAACGATCAACGTCAAAGTTGGGAGCATAGTCACGCAAGTCATCTTCCCAATACTTCTTAACGTAGGTTTCGCCTTGGTTGATGAGTTGATCAATGACGTTCTTACGGAAGTGTGGACGGCGCTTCAGAGCACGAAGCTGTGTGCGTGACATCTTGTGACGCTCAATGATGTACTGACAATCTTCTGTGTTGTTTGCGTCAGGATCCCAATAGAAGTTCCAGAGAGAAACATGCGAAGCTTCTGGTACAGTTTTGATTGTTGGTTTGTATTCACCTTCTTCTGTCCAGCTTGGATATTCTTTGTTGACAGCGAACGGACCCTTCATTACGCCTGTACCGAACAAGGCCATCTCAAAAGCAGAAGCACGGAGATGCTTACTAGCACCACTCTCTTCAAGCTGGTCGTGGATTTTCTTTTCCATCTTCTTAGCAGCCAGCATAGCGGGATAGAAAGTAACAGACGATGGTGTCTGTCCCGGCCCATTCTTCAAACCGGGAACATCTTTCAACTCTTCTTTGAGACTACCTAGCATTTCCTCCAACTTGTCCAAGTCAAAGTCATTACCAATACTGGCAGCACCCTCTTCACCGAATGGAATAGATGGTGGAGTAGCCCCTTCTGGATTCTTAGGATCAAAATGGACAGCATCGGCTACACCTTCTGGTAATACAGACGGGTCAACGCTGAGAGGAAATTTGTTGTTAGAAAACAACACATCAGTGATCTGACCATACGCAGCAAGCGTCTTAGTCTTTGTCACCTTTACAAATACACGACTCTTCTCTGTCTCAGTGAACTTGACATCAGGACCATACAGACCACGATAGTTGCGATAGGCACGGAGCCAACGATCTTCGTCAGTGCGGCGTGACTCTTCCGATTTTGTATAGCGTTTCTGAATGAAACTAATCAGACTAGCACCTTGAAAGTCATCCTCATTCTTGGGAGAGTCATCAAGCGCCAGAGTTTTATCGTTGGATGGTTTATCAATAAGTGCCATAAGTGTTCCAGAGTATTAAATAAAGGTATAACATGCAGTTGGTCAATAACCAAATATGGAATCGGCTACAACTTTTCCAGTGTTCTGCGACATAGGATCAAAGTCAAATAGGCCGCTGCGTGGACGCGACATAACACCATATCGTAACGCATCATATGTGTGGTCATTACTAACTTTAGTGTTGATGTCTTCCAGATTTGTCTTGTCAATTGGCAAAGTAGGAAGATCAGCAATGATTTGTGTACACGTATTGAAGAATACGATGCGTGGCTGCTCAGTCATAGGGTCAACCTGCAGACGGCGGTGTATTTCGTTCTTACCTGCGATGCGACTACCAGCAGAACGGTCAGCAGGTCGCCAACGGCACCCCTTCATAATCATTCGTTCAGCAATAGAGGGTCCAGTGTCACCACGTTTATGCCAACATGAGCTATCTAGTACACCATAACGAATCTTTTCGTCAGCTTCAGCGTTCATAACCATCACAGCAAGGTCTTCTGCCAGCACTTTGCTGACATAAAGCTCACGATAGACCACCAAACTGTCATCGGGCGCTACAGCAAACCACAATACAGCGCTATAGCTGCCATATCCGTAGTCGGCAGACCTGAATCTGGGCCAACTACTGGGGATGTTGAAGGGTTCTACAACGTGAATGGCTCTATTGAACTCAGAAAACGCTGCACCTTCTGCAATATCCCAGTTTCCCTCAAGCAATTGCTTACGTTGATGCTCCGGTAGGGACAACAACATGGTTTCGTAGTCACCTGACTCAGCCAAATAGGGATTGTCAGCCAGCTTTGCAGAGATAAACTTGCGTTTGAACAGCGGTTGCCCCTCTTTGCTGTGCCCTTTAGGGTAGACCAGTGTCTCTCCTGTCTCAACATCGGTGGCATAGAAGCTTTTACCGGGCGCTGCAGGCACAATGAACATCTTCCTGACCCATTGATGACCGGGACCACCGGGGTTGGTGGTGGCTCTCATGAATACAGGCAGGTCAGGTGCTGCTGTACGCAGACGAGAACGCATATAGTTGTAGGCAAACGGGGTAGGCCACTGTGTTAGCTCGTCCCAAGCGATGTAGGAGAACGACAAACCTTGATAACGCATCACGTCTTCATCGCGGTCAAGGTAGGACATCCACAACTTACCACCACTTGGATGCTGCCATTGCATCTTTCGCTCCGACCATTTGATGCCGGGGTAAATCTTTGGATACATCTCCTGCGATTTCCAAATCAGTTCTCGCAATTCCTCTGTAGTGTGACGAAGAATCAAGCCAGAGAATTGTGGATGCGCTATGTAACGAAGCGGATCCGCAAGAATGGCATAACTTTTACCACCACCAGCAGCACCACCATACAACACTTCACGCTCTGAAGCGGCTAGAAAGTTTGTCTGAGGACCGGGGTTGGGCCTGAAGATGACATTGTCACGTACAGGTTGAACAATTTCAATCGACTCTACCTGTGAAGTATTGTTTAAGTTGGACGTATCGATCACTATCGAAGAAGCTTCCGTCTTTGGTGCCGAGTCTTTCTTCGTACTCTTGCGCTTTCTTGAGGGCTTTTTCGTACCCATCGGCAAGCTTTCGATAAGTAGAGGATTTGCGTTTGTGGGACTGTTCATTCTTTATACGTTTCAATAGACCTACATGGCTTATCTCTCTGCCCGTCACAGTGGTGAGCCATGCCGCCACCTGCCTAGAGCTATACTGTTTCAAATACTTCTTAGCTTTTTCAAGAGCATCAAGCTCTAGTGCTACAGGTTGAAGCCATCCATCGTCTTCACTGTCAACAATATATCCAAATGGAACAGTGCGCGACAGTCTTGGTATCTTAACATATTCATTTGCTGATGTAGGCTGTGGCAGTACATAAGCACCTAAACCGAAATCAAACGTATCTACGCTGACTTGTTCAGTCATCACTCTTCCTCACGTTCCTTTGCAGGCAACACCATAATACCACCAGTGCTTTCAACCTGCACCTTCTCTGTCTTCACCAAACCAGCACGGTCAAGCAAATCCTTAGCAGCCGACATCTTCTCTTTCAGACCAAGCTCAGTTGGATCGTCAATGGCATTAATCATAGCCACTGCAGCCTTTGGTGCTGCCATAGCAATGTAAAGCTGTGTAGCTTCAATGATTTCTTCTTTGAGATAGTTGGTGAGGCTTCGACGACTATAGCCTTCAGAGAAGCCAGCCATACGCATAGCTTGATTGATGTTGCCACCAGCGTCAGCAAACAACACCTCAAGGAAGCGCTTATGTTGTTCTGTAAGTTCTTTAGCCATCAGAATAGTCCTTGTTCGTAATACTCTTCAACGGTGACAGTGGTGCTCATTGTCGAGCCAGCTTCAGGAGTAACAATAAGTGTATCACCGGGATAGAGAGCAAGGTAGCTACCATCAAGCTTCAGATAACCGTTTGCAGACAACACATACCCACCAACAATGTAATAGCTGGCACTAGCACTAGCATCGGTCCATTGGATAGAAACAATCTTATTGTTGCCGCCATGATTGGAAACAAACAACAGATTCATCTTAGCAATGTAATTGGGTGGGCAAGTGTAGATGGTGTTAGCTGACCCTGCTGTCAGGTTAAGACCAACGCTCCTAATCTTCGGTTCTTTATTCATTTCTTCTTAGCCTTAACCTTGGCCTCAGACAAAGCAATTGCTATCGCTTGCTTAGGCGATTTAACCACTTTACCGCCTTTGCCGCTGTGCAAGGTGCCTTCTTTGAACTCACCCATCACTTTAGCAACCTTCTTGGTTTGCTTTGGAGTTTGTTTAGTAACGGCACCACCTTTAGCGAAAGACTTTGTAATGGACAAGTTAAGTCGCTTATCCATCTTACCGTCCATCATGGGTTGTTTAGAAGCTGAAACACCATAGGTGGTATCACCCTTAGTGTAAGAAGCATCAACACCAGTGATCTTCTTTTGCTTGAAAGTCTTCTCACCATCAGGTGTATCAACCTTCACCTTCGATGCCATACCGCTGATACCAGCAGAGACACG